TCAGACATGAATCCCCGTTATTTCAAGCCCATTTACCCATGCTTTCTTACCGAGTGCGATATCAGCAGCAACGGCCCCATCTCCGGCTTCCGTTGTATCAACAACTTCTACTTTCCCGGCAATCCCGAAAATGGTTACACCTGCCTTGATATTGGCCGTTGCCAAATCCGCATCAACAGCAGAAAGCGTTGTAGCTTCGTAATAGCCAGCGGATACAGTGTCATTAGCGTCTGAAAGCGTTTTTGTGCCTGACCCGGTAACTTTTGCACCATTTACAAACCCTTCAAGCCCCGTTGCAACCGTAGCCGCAGTGATGGGCGTTGCTGAATCATCGTAAGTTCCAACTTTTCCGAAAATATTAACACCTGATTTTAAGTCGGCTGCAATAAGATCCGCGTCAACCGCGCTTAACGTTGTTCCAGCATAATAACCTGCACTCACGGTTTCGCTTGCCGCGCTCAAGGTCTTTGTCCCAGATCCAGTTACCTTAGAGCCGTTTACAAACGCTTCTTTCCCGGTCATCATTTGGGATGCAGTAACGCCAACCGCAGTTGTGGTGTCAACAACTTCTGCCTTTCCTGTTATGCCAAAGATAGTAATCCCCGCCTTGATATTATCTGAAATTAAATCAGCAATTTGAGAAGCTACTATCGCAATTCCACGGGTTATTTTCATGGTCAACCTCCGTAATCGTATCGAGGCGTAATCTGCAATGCACCGTGAACGCCATTGGCAGCACTGATCCAACTGAGATTATTGCAGTCTGAATTGCCTTCGATCTCGATAACATCACCAGGATATAAAAGAATGCCTACTCCGGCCTGTGTTGGCGTGCCAATAGCTACCCGGATATTATTGGTTTCTACCGCTATCGAAACTGAGTCAATCAATCCCATGGCGATATCAACCAAAACGCCTGCTGCCATGCCAACCGCCGTATCAGTGGAGGCAACTTTATATGTACTACCGGCTTTTCCGTACATTCTCATGGCTTTGCCCCCTTTTTCTTTTTTTCAGGCCTTGAGACCTCGGGTTCTTCTTTGGTGGCTGAAACCGGATTTGTGGTAACACCCCAATCGACTATCTTTTCAGCTTTTGGAATAATCGGTTCGCTATGATCTGTTCCACACAAATGACAGATCCCAGCCGCACCATTAAACGCTTGATTGCATTGTTTACAAATCATTGGATGATCCTTTAGGGCGGTTTTACCCGCCCGTTAAGGTTAACTGGTCATTACAACTTGAATCGGGATATCAGCGCTTCGGGCCTGTACAGTGTTAAGCAGATTGCCAACAGCCAATGCAGCATTCCATGTGCAGGAGTTTGCAACAGCCAAATCGTTGATAGCCGTCATGAGTCTGTTGTTGACAAACGCCACTTCGTTGGAACTGTCAACACAGGCTTTACCGGCTCCCATAGATCGGATAATGTTGTTTTCAACTACGCTTCCGTTCAGATCCCCTGCCGCAATTGCAATTCCAGCCGTTGCGAAAATCCGGTTGTTGGCGATATAGAGATCGTGGGTAGAAGCGGTCCCTTCAATGCTGATTCCCAGTCCGAATAAACCCGTAGCAGCCACGCCAGCGCCAGGCTGAATGTTGCAACCTTCGATTCGGATATGAGCGCAATCGGTGATGGCAAGAGCCTTAGTGTTTCCTGCGGCGGTCGCCGTGAATGTGCATCCAAGAAATGACAATCCATGACAAGCGGCAGGAACTTTAAATACTTCAGCCGTTCCGGTTGCCTGAAAGCCCATGTTGATAAATCGGCAAGCTACTTTTGCAGCGGCGGGGATGTGAATACCAGTTACGCGGGGGAACGGATAAAGGTCTGAACCAATGCCGATGATGTCGCATTTTTCGGGGAGAACGGTCAGCGACTCCGTGATTCCGTCACCCATGACAAAGATTCTGTTCCGACGCGCCCACCAGCGGTTCGCCGTTAGTCCGATTGACAGGTTGCTGGCTGTGATAGCCTCTGCGATTGTAGCAAATGGCGAAGCGATAGACCCATCGCCCGTTGCCGAAACATTCAAATCAACAAAATAATCAGCGGCCCCGGTCGGGTTTCCGCCCATGATACTTCCGCCAGGCTCGACAAGAATCTGGCCACCATTGGCGATAACCATTACATCGCCCCCCATTTTACGATACACCTTAGGTTGATACGTAGGATCACTCATTTTAATTCTCCTTTGTTGCGAGCTTTACGCTCTAATGCTAAGCATTTTGGAGTTGACCGGCTTTCGCCGGCCATTGGTTAATTATTCAGCCGCATCATAAATCAGTTGCGAGTCGATGACAGTTGTATCCTGAGTTGCCGGAAGATGTGTGCCGCGATACTGAATGGCAATTACACCATTCTTGACAGCGTTCTGGGTGGCAGACGTAAACAGCGCCCGGACATATCGCTTTCTCGGCTTCTGAACATCCAAAATCAGCGCCTTGTTGTCAGCGTCAGTTGCGGAAAGCGCCGTATATGTGGCAGTCCCGACCAAAGAAGCCATTCCGCCAGATCCGTTCAATTCGTCCTGTTGCGCAGTAAGAGTCAACACAGATCCGCTTGTTACGTCACCAGTTAAAGCGATAAACGCCACGCCATCCCATCCCTTCATATCCAGAATGGATGTTGCGCTTGCGGCCTGTCCATCAGCAACGTTCGTAAGAACATACGTTACTTTGCAATTCTGCAAAAAATTATTCATTTGATTTTCTCCTTATTCAAGCCGGATTTTAACCCGGCGATTTGGTTAGACGGAAATGTAAAGTTTTTTCATCGCATCAGCCTGTCGTACACCACCACCGACTCTTTTCCGAGCGCGGAATACAACCAGTCCATTGTCGGCTCCGGTCGTGTAGTCAACCTGGAATGCAATGGCAATCCGGTCGGCAATGACATACGTTTTGCGGAAATCACCGTAGAGGATCGGGTACGTTCCGGCTGCAACGGCTGGCATGTCGGGCATTTCAACGTAAGGCGCACCGGCCAGAGTGTTAGGCATCGCGGTAGCAATACCCGGAATCCACAAATACTGGCCCTGTCCGTCTTTCAGTTTACGGGTTTTGCCGAGGGTTGCACGGCTCAAGCCGAAAACAGCGTTCTGGGTATAGCCAGATTTAAGGGCATAAAACAGGTCAAGCAGTCCGTCGCCAGTCAATGAAGCAGCCGCACCGCTATTCACCGCAACAATATCGCTGTTGACCAACAGGCCTTCCATCTGGTTTGCAGCGCCAACGCCGTTAATGGATTCGTAACCTTCCTTCACTGAGAACTGTTCAGCCGCATCTTGCCGAAGCTCACCAAGCAGGTCGTATGCCGAATCTTCAAGCATCTGCAAAGATACTTCGATACGGGCGAACATTTCAGGGGCCTGGAATTCATACATTCCGTAAGTCGGATCTCCGGTGTTTGTTCTGGTCGTTACTTCACCCACGCGGGTGGCTGTGGTGGCTCCTGTTTTCTTCGGTCCTTTCAAACTTCCAACTCCAATGGTTCTGACAGTGGCCAATTGGCGAATGGGGGTCATCAGAACGATGTCCTTGATGATTTCGGCCTGCATGTCAGGCGGGGCCAGAAGATACCCGGCGCTCACATCGTCGGACTTCACAAGAGCTGCCATGCGTTTCTGAATCACGGCTACGTCTTTTGGATCACGATCCTGGGGCGGTCGGCGCATAACACGGTCAAACGCCGTGCGGAACTCTTTTGCTTCCCGTTCGGTAGAAGTGCCGCCAAGGCTCGGTGTTTGTAAAAGAGCCTGAACCTGATCCATTTGATCCTGCATGGCCTTCTGGTTCTGGGCAGTCAGCGTAATCTGCTGATTCATAGGCTCAAATCTGTCCATGGCTGCGTTGATTTTGTCGATCTTCTCTTCAAGCAGAACATCACGCTTTTTGTCATTGGCGTCATTGGCAGTCTTAAACTCGTTAAACGCAGTCATAAGCTGAGTGACGGCTTCTTTAGGGTCTATATCAGGCATTGTTTTTCTCCTTCGTGATTTGATTAATAATTGTTTTGATTTCCAAACACGCATCCGTCCACCCGGCATCCCGCCGAACTTGCTGACCATAATCACTATGGCTGGCTTGCGACACGGCTTTGACGGCCAGTGACGCTATCGTTATCGCTTGACTTTTTGAAGCTATCCCGTGATCTCTCAGGATTGATTCAATCTCTCGAATAGCTAAATTGCTTCCCTGCTGCATGTCTTGAGGCGCACCTCGATAAAGTTTCATCATCGCCGATTTGGCAGTTTTCATTTTTTGCTTAGCGGGAATCATTTCATCCGCAAAACCATATTTAACAGCATCTTGAGCCGAAAACCATGTTCCATCTGTTACGATTTTTCCATTGCCATCAACTTCGCCCCTAAGCCAACTCATAACAGCATCATGGTTCTGCCCCGTTCTTGCCTCAAAAAGGCCAGAAAGATCAGTTGTCAGACCAGCAAGGATCTTACTTTCCTCCATATGGTTATCTTGATTCCCGACCGAAAGAGACCAAGGGCGATGAATCATCATTCGAGAACCTTCATAAATCTTGATTTCATCCGCTGCCATGGGAATTACAGCGGAAATAGACGCTGCTATTCCTTCGATGTATGCGATTACCTTCGCCGGGTGGCTTGCCAGACTTGAATAAATCGACAGCCCTTCATAAACGACACCTCCGCCACTACTTATCCGGGCATGAATAGTATCTGCCTTGATGTTCATGAGCGTTTCGGCAAATGATTTTGCATCTACACCATCTTCCCACCACCCACCGATATCGCCATAAATAAGTACCTCGGCTTCGCTTGGGCTAAGTTGCGATACCCTCAGCGTGCCAGGGTATAGCGGGGTGTTGGCGAAATTCAACATTCCGCTATTTTCATCGCCAAGTTGTGAAAGCACATCGTTTATGCTTGCGCTCGCAGCCCTCAATTTGGCTTCGTTATCCGCCGAAAGAACCCGGCCAGAATTCATGATATTGCGAGGGATTGTTTCAGTTAAGGTTTTATGCATTGCCAGGGTCCTTTGGATTTGGCTGCGAACCCACAAGCTGCCCACCGCTTTGAGTTCCATCGCTCAATATCATGTTGGCCGGAACAAAATACTCATCCCCGCCTTCACGCGGATTGTATTCTTCAAGCGCCCTCATTTCGTTATTGTTCAGGTTGCCCATTTGCCACATCTTCCAGTAATATTCCACCCTGTCTTTTGCAGCACCGCGCATAAGGGCGTTGGTTATGAACTTGACGTAACAATCCGCATTTTGTTCTTGTTCTGTAAGCAAATTGACATTGGCGCTATCTTCTATGCGTTTGTACCACGGGCTTAGAGTGTGTACCACATGAGCCAAAAACATTTGCTCTGCGCTTGCATATGTGGCCGTCTTGTCGGGATGTCCGATCATTATTGGCATGACCCGAAATGCCCGGCAAACTTCTTCAATTTGGAAACGGCGAGTTTCGATTAGTTGAGAATCTACTCCGTTCATGGTTGTTGGATTAAACTTAGCTTCACGATCCAAAATCAATGGTTTAAATTTATTTAATCCTGAGATGTGCTTTTCAACCCATTTGGAAAGTTCTTTGTGTTGAGTGTCATTAAGCGTTCCGGTTATCGAATACATTCCGCTTGTCTGGCCCCCATTGGCATGAAACAAAGATTGGGACTCTTCAGTAGCTATCGAAAGCCCTATTGATTCTCTTGCAATCGTGACAGCCGGAAGGCCCATCCACGTATTCCAACTTGGCCCACGGACATGCCAAATAGATTCAGCGGGAAACTCTTTTTCTTCCATAAAAACAGATTGAGTCGAATATGCTTCACCGTTTGTTGTTGCCGACTGAGCGTGAATACGATATGTCAGTGTTCCGTTAGAACTTCTATCAACCGTAACTGACCCAGGGTCTAACGGGATAAGTTCTTTTAATTGCCCACGGACAATATTCTTGAATGCAAAAAAGTCACCGGCAAGGGCAACTTGGAACACAAGGTTTTCACGGAACTCAAAACTTGTTTGCCAGCGGTTAGGGCGTCGATAAAGCAATTTATAAAGCGGCAATTCTTTTGCAACATCACTACCGCCGTCTGGCCTTTCCCTGAAGGTTTTACAGGGGATCTGAGCCACACCTTCGCTTATGACCCGGAGGCAAGCAAACACGGCTGAAACCTGAAGCGCCGATTGAGCCGTTACCGACTGACCAGATTTGGCAGGTGTTGTGAACCCCTGCCAAAATGGTTCTTTAAATGATTGGTTGTTTCTGTTCCTATGGGGAGATAACCGAGAAAAAAACGCCATTATTCAGATTCTCCCATGAAATACCCCATAGCTATTAGCAGGGTTCCGCAAACTGAAAAGGCAACCCAAGGAATCCAGATGTAAAGCCCATAAAAAAGCATGGCCACCCCGCCAGAAATAAAGATATCCCGGATGCCGAATCCTTTGTTGATTGATTGGGCTGAGGTTGAAAGAAATCTTTTGAATTTATGGAGAATGGCCATAGTGCCTATGTTTGGGGGTTAATGGATAGCTTATCTTATTTTATGCAATATTGCATATACAAGGAATATCTTGATTCTATTGTTTATTGTTGGAAAAAGATGGAAAAATCAGGAAAACGTGAAGATATTTGTTGACAGGATTAATGACTTATTATAATATGAGTTACACAAAAAATTGGAGATATGCAAATGACAGAAGCAATTTTGAATCGCTGGATTATCGTCAAGAGAACAAAGAAAGTGCCGTATGTTCATGTTCCGCAAAATAGCAATG